ATGAGCAATAGAAGCGAGATATTTCATTGGAACAAGGCGGCGATTCGCCTGGCCGCCGACATAGCCAAAGAGAAGGGTGTTATCGTCAAACTGAATCGCGACGGATCAATCCATGTCGCTCCACTACAAGACGACGCTGTGGAAGAAATGCGCAATTTTATTGCATCGCAAGCATTGCCTGAGGTTTGGTGAATGACCGCCTCAAAGGTTCGATCTGTTCCGCGCCTTTGCCTGAATAGGGCAGAGGTCGCGATATCAATTGGGGTGAGCCCAAACACAGTTGATGCAATGGTGAGAGAGGGTTGCCTTCCAAAACCGCGGATGTGGCACACCCGCAAGGTGTGGCTAATCTCCGAGATTGAAGCTGCGATCTTTGAGTGGCCCACGGATGAGGTGGGACAGGATGATGACGACGAATGGCGGATAAGCCCATGACAAAGAGAAAACCCATTACTCAGGCCGAATTGAAGCGGATGGCGGCGATCGCGAAGTCGGAGGGCGTGACCGTATCCGTCGAGATGGATGGGCGAAAGTTTTCCGTGTCGCCATATGTTCCCGCGGAGCCGGCGCGCGAAGAATATGAGCACGCCGGCATCAATTCCTACGAAGGGTGGAAGAAGCGACACATACGCAGGAAACTTCCTGATGATTTCGCTCTTTAATGGACCTGGCGTGCTTGCTGTCAACTCTAGCTGCCCTTGCGCCGCTCACGCACCATTCTGCGAGCGATGGTGTTTCCTGAGCCATCGAATTGCAGATCGCCGCTGAACGGGCGCCATTCGTCTTCAGAGTGGCAGCAATCCTGCTCGTCACCGTTCTGATCGGTTTCTTCGGGCTCTCGCTCGTCGTCATCCTCCCTGTCGTCGGCCTCCGGGTCACTGTCCGCCAAATAGGGCTCCACGTTCTCGTCACCGTCGATAAGATCGAGCAGAGCGACAAGCTCCTCTATCTTTGCTTCCAAGCGAGCGCGAGTTACCTCGATGGGAATGTGCTTCATGAGCGATCCCCAATTCTGGCAACGATGCCCTCTGCCATGTCGCGGGCTATCCACAGAAGGCTATCGACGCGGCGATCAATGGGGCCGTCTTGCGCATCGAACTGAAGTTCGCAGATCACGTCCAGAAGGTCGTTTAGATTGCGAGCCGCGGAATCGAGGCAGTCCGCCTTGTCGATGACGAACTTGCTCATGCCAGCTCCTCCCGGACTTCATCCACACGGTCCCGTATGAGCTCAATGCGTTCATCTATCTCGTCCGACAAAGCCTGAAGGGCATCGACCGCATATTTCTCCTTCACGTCACCGCAGGCCATGAAGAGCGCGCGGTTAAGGTTCTTGGCGGTAATGATCATGTCGGCAATTTCATGCAGCTTGTGCTTTGCGCTGATGGTGGTGCTCATGCGGAAGCTCCTTCCCGGCGATGGGTTTCAAGGATGGTTTCCCACGTCTGATAGATGCGCTTGATCAGATCTGCCGTCTGGTAGGTCGCAAAAAGCATGTCCTCGACCTGGTTGCTGGTGAGGTAGTATTTGTTGCCGGTGTTCGGCTGACCCAGACAATCGCCGATCAGTCGCGAGGCGATCGACGCCATGCGGGTGGCATCAGCGAGAGGATTTTCTAAGTCTGCGATATCAATCTTTGCGGGCATGGCTTCGCCAGCGGCCGGAATCGTGTTCGGCATCGTCAGTCTCCAAATTGTCGAGAGGGTTTTGTCACTCCCTAAAAAGGGAGGCGGCCTTTATGCAATTTCGAGGGCAGAGCCGCCGGTCAACTGCGGATCACGAGGAGCCGGGACAACCAGAGCGGCGCCGTTATCGCGCTCGGCACGTTCGAAAGCTGCCTTCAGAGCCGGGTCGGTGAAGAGGCTCGAGAGGCGAACCTGATCAATCTTCTTGTCCATGATACATTTTCCTTTGCTGGTAAACATTTTCTGTCTATACGTAAACCATAAGGATTAACCATGGTCAACAGTAAATGTTTACTCGTAAGCAAAAAATGTTTATACGGGTGGGCATAGCAAGAGGAACTGATGTTGAAAGCCAATCAAATCCGAGCCGCGAGAGCCCTGCTGAACTGGTCACAGGGTGAACTCGTAGAGAAGTCTGGCCTGTCACTGACGACAATCAGGCGCATGGAAGATGACAAGATCGGACCGGAGAGAAGCTCTGCCGGTAACGTCGCCGCGGTAACAAAGATAATCGAGGAGGCAGGCGTGACCTTCCTTCACGAAGGCGACCAGACCCCCGGCGGGGCAGGTGTGAGGATAAGCCAGTGACTGATGACTTGCCATACTGGCTAAAGGTTGTCTCAGCTGTCGGCCCTTTAATCACTGCTTCTGCGACGCTTTTCGTGGGCGTGGTGGTGGCCGTGATCGCTCGTCGGCAATGGCGTACTGCACACGAGAAAGTAATTCTCGATCTCTTCGACCGTAGAATGAAGATCTACGAGGCTTTTCGGGAGACGATGACGGATTACAACCAAGGTGACGGCGATCTCGTGGGCTCGCAAATACGCTTTCGGTTGCAGCGACTATGGTCAGAAGCTCGTTTCCTCTTCGGCGCGGAAGTTCCCGACTTTATCCGCGAAATCAACCTCTCGACAGCTCGTAAAGATGTCTTAATTCGGAAACTCGGAACTCAAGACAGGCGCAACGAGGATGATGACAAGGAGTACATGGCTTTGGAGAAAAAGATCTCGGAAGCCTCAATGAACTTAGCCACTCTCTTGCATCCGTATTTGCTTATGGATCAGAGGCGTGAGTAACGAGAAAACCGCTTATCGCTACCAGTTGACAACGGGGAATCTTCCATGGGTACACGTAGACAGCCGACTTTTCCGCCTGACACTTGGCCCCCACGGATGATGGCCGATATGGCTGCTGCGTATTGTGGTGAGCGTCATGTCGAGGATTTTCTCGAGCGGGTAGGGACGTCTTATCCGCAGCCGCGCGTCATTGAGACTGCTCGGCGCAAGTTTTGGTATCGTGCCGATTTGGACCGAGCCATGAGCATCGGCGCTGCTGAATCTGGTCCTAGTATGGGAGCGATTTTCCGCGCGAAGATGCAGGAGAAGAAGCGTTCGGCGGCGAAAGCAAAGCTGAACGGCGAGGCTTGACGCGATCTTTCAGGGTGTTCGCATGACACGAATACCTCTCGCAAGTGCATGATACAGATACCTCGGGGCACCTGCACCATACGGGCACCCGAGGAATTGCCACTATGGCGACACCTTTCTACAGGAGAGCATTGAATGTCCGCATTGACGTTGATCTCCTCGCAGCCGGGAATAGAGGCTGTCTCCGATCTCTCTGACGCTGCGCTCGACTATGGCCGGGCTGCGCTGTCCAGCAACACCATGCGGGCCTACAGAAGCGATTGGCAGGATTTTCAGGACTGGTGTGCGGCTCGCGACCGATCGCATCAGCCGGCCACCCCGGCGACCGTGGCCAACTATGCATCGTCTTTGGCTGAGGCTGGCAAGAAGGTGCCCACAATCGCCCGCAAGCTGGCCGCCATTCGCTTCTTTCACCGCGGCGCTGGCCTGGACAATCCGACCGACAATGCAGGTGTGGCAGCCATCCTGAAGGGCATACGCCGTACAGTGGGCACAGCAGCCCGCCAGAAGGCTCCAGCAACGGTTGACGTGATTCACGCCATGATGGCGCGGATCAACGCTGACAGCCTTCAAGGCAAGCGTGACAGGGCTTTGCTTCTGCTCGGCTTCGCTGGCGCTTTCCGTCGATCTGAGCTTGTGGCCATCACTGTCGAGGATCTGACGTTCAGCGAGGAAGGCGTGGATGTGTTCCTGCCAAAATCCAAGACCGATCAGGAGGCAAAAGGCCAATCGGTTGCCATCCTGAACGGCAAGGCACTGAAACCCGCTGACCGGCTCAAGGAGTGGCTTCAGGCGGCCGGGATAACCTCGGGCCCAATCTTCCGTCGTTTTAATCGTGGCGACCGCCTGACGGGCGTGCCGTTGACGGATCAAGCTGTGGCTCTGATCGTCAAGAAGTATGCCGACGCCGCCGGCCTCGATGTGGCGAGCCTATCTGGCCACTCGCTGCGCGCTGGCTTTGTAACCTCGGCGGCAGAGAACCGGGCGAGCATATCCCGCATCATGGAAGTGACGAGACACCGCGACCCGCGCACCGTTGAAACCTATGTACGCCGTGCCGATCGGTTCAAGGATCATGCCGGGGATGGCTTCCTTTAAAGGCCGTCTTTTGCCCGCCGCTTGGGATTGAATTGCAACATCACCTGATCAGCTATGCCATCTTTACCTGTTCTGGGCCAGGACTTAACTTTTTTGCTGGAGAAAGCTGCATCGTAAACCTGACTTTCCGTCATGTAGAGGTGTGCCATGACATGGATGACAGACCTCATGCCTTCTCCGCTCTCTGCTGGGTTGGCCTGAGCTTCCTTCATCACCTGCTCAAGATAGTTTTCGAGACGCTCTTGCTGATCCCGCGACCTGTGCTTGAAAGAGAACCACGCAACTACCGCAATCCCGGCAGTTACGATCGCAGCCAAATCTGCCAACACGTTTACGATCGATGACACGCTCAATTCCGCTATCTCCTTGATGCCTCCACCGCCGCCTTACGGACGCTTTCCGCGTTCGAGTGGTTCAGTCCGTTGTCGATCGCGAGCTTGAAGAATTCATCGTCATGGTGGCGAAGATTAAAATCCCGCACAATTGCCCGTGTCTTCTTGGTCAGCCCTAATATGTCGCTGCCGCTAAACCATTTCGGGTTTCCTACTTGCGCCTCGAAAGCTTCGATTGCAGCTGGCGGGAGATCGGCACCGAAGAGGAAAAACCGAAGCACGGGCAAGAAGTGAGGGTGTGTATAGGCTTCCCGCCCAGATGAACCGTTCCTTGCAAACAGGTCTCTGAGAGAGCCTTTTGTTCTGCCTGGCTTGAATTTTGGATCAGTCCAATAGGCAAGCCTGCGTTCTGGAATGCCTGAACGGGCTGACAAGGATTTTAGAAGAGCCATAATCGGCTCACAGTTGGCCAGATAAACCTCATGGCCGTCCACATTGTTCGGAAGCTCAATGCGAAGGTCGATCCGCGATAAGATTTTGCGTTCTTTTTCCGTCAAATGGAGGTGATGTTTGGGTACGCCGATCGTCATTGAGGTCTCTTTAACTGCTCACGATAAGGGGCATTATCAATAGTCAGGCTAACTATTTAGGCCGATAGCCAGCGTCAAAACCAAGAATGACTGCGCATACAACGGCGCTTGCGGCAAAAACGAAAATAGAGCCGTAAATAAGGGCGTTTGAAGTATCTATGGTTGGGTTTAGAAAGCGCCGTGTGTATCGAAATATCGAGTAAAGTCTTCTATGTCGAACGTGACCTACTAAGACAGCCCTAATTCGACTCGTTACCTCAATCATGCGCATCGATGAAATCAGATGGCCACCAGCAATCATAGCTAAGCTGATAATGGCGCCGAACAGCATAATTTTCGCCGCTAAAACAGCAGATGGTTTAGGCCTGTCAATCTGACCCGACAGAATGGTGAGGCACGCGAGAATAGCTGCACCGTTCACAATCACCATGCTTCTGAGGGTTTCCAAAGCTAGCTGCTCGAGAGCGGTCACAGATCTGTCATGCCACTCAGTCCACATCTTGTGGAGGCCTTCATTGTACGCTCTGCGATTCCTCACGAAATCCTGCTGGAGATCATGATAGTTCACGGCGTCCAGCCAATCCGCTTCCCAATCGAATTCGTCACCTGCATTCTTTTCTTCGAATATTCTGACGCGATGATATTCAAGATAATTGTTTAGACGCTCTACTGCAGAATCTGAGTGCCAGCCCCTGCGCCATTGGCTGAGGATGTGTTCCCATCGCTTCTTGGTGGACGCCCTGATGCTTAGTTCTTCGGGTGGCATTGGCCGTAAAGCTAGCTTTTCGTTATCGTCCATACTTTTCTGCTGCTCTACAAAAAAAGGCGGTGATCCGCGTTCAACCAATCGCTCAATCGATGTATTTCTTCGCCGTCGCCCTGAGCCTGTCAGAGTGCTCATAGATTTGATCCAGGCTGTCGATGATCAGTCGCTCTTCCGCGTCGCCATCAAAGAGGCCGATGTATTTGATTGATCGATTGAAGTGTAAGCGCGCCAGCGGCTTGCGGTTATTGTTGTCGATCAAAACCCCGCAATAAGATTTCTGGTCGCGCATGACCACGCGGGCCGGGGTTATGGTGTCTCGCACGATTGCTTTGACAATCATGTAGCCTTCCCGTTCTTCTTCCGTCGTGACGATTTCCGGTTCGTCTTCCACAGGAGCGTCGATCTTCTCGATGACCTCCTCAGTGTCTGCCAAGGCGCTGGAAAGCCTGCTCTTGACGGTGTCCATGATGACTTCCCGAAATGCGGTCCTAACCACGCCGGTAAGCATTTCTCGCACCTGAGCCGTCATGCGGCCCTCATAGACGCCAGCAGAAACAATCCGCACAAACTCCTCGGAGGGCTCTTCAATGAGCTTGGAAATGACCTGCTTGATCCCTGAGGTGTATTTGAGACGCTCGGCCGTTGCGAGGATAGCATCGACGTCGAAGGCGGCTTTCTCAAACTTCCTCAGCTCGGTGACGATGCCTGCATTGAAATCGGTCACATCGAAGACAAAGAAGGGCCGGGTATCGAGCTTATTAGGCGCTTCAAGATCCGTGTAAAAATTGAAGGTTCGCCCGTTCGTCAAGATGGCGAATTTCGCATTTGTAACGCTGAAATAGCGGTACAGCTGATCGAGATGCTTTTTATCCAGAGCTACCGATATGGGCTTGCACTCGATCAGTATGCACACCTCATTGTCGATCTTGATGGCGTAATCGACCTTTTCACCTTTTTTGCCCACAGCATCGGCTGTGAACTCGGGAACGACTTCGGAGGGGTCGAAGACGTCGTAACCAAGCGATCGCAAGAAGGGCAAAACGACGGCTGTCTTGACCGCTTCTTCCGTTGCCATCGTGCTGGAATGTGATTTCACCCGCTCAGCGATTGCGCGCAAGCTTTCTTCGATCGTGCTCATGTGTTCCCCCTGCCGAGCGATAATCAAAGTAAAGTTGCTTAAGAGATTGATTCCGTCAATCTGGCGTTGTCATCAATTTCACGTCTTGCTTAACAACGGCAGGGCTGACTGGTAGTGATAACTGGTGTTCTCGTTACTTTTCCGCCTCGTTCACTTGGAGAGGATGCCATACTTCGCCGCGAGTTTCGCTTGCGTGGAGCAGCTCACCTTCCGCTCAATGTCGGTCATCTTCTGAAACCGGATCTTCTGCGCTCCTAACCCCGTTTGATAGGCCGAACGGCTTGATGGCTCCATAGCCGCCAAGGCGTCCGAGACATAGCTGGAGACTTTATCGGGATCGAGGGGATAGTTGCACAGATCGGCGCTACCGACGATTTGGCCGAGCTCGCGCGCTTTCATTGTATCGTCCAGCGTGTCAGCCGAAACCGACGATGCAGACATAGCGACGGCTGCCAAAACGATAAAATATTTCATTTGATCCCCCAAACTTTCGAAGGTGATGCTGTCCCAAAACCGTTAGATGCGCAAGCCTAGGCAGCTGCCGCCTGGGCTTCTCGCGCCATTCGCATATATCGCTGCACCGTTCCGTAGCTGAAGCCAGCCTTCTCCCTCACCCATGGAAGCCAGTCCCCACGGGACATGCTGCTCTTTACCTCCAGAAACTCTTTGCCGATCTCGATCGCCTCTTGCCGGCCGAGTTGCTGTGTAGACAGATCACCCTCGGCCTTCTGAACTCGGCGGAGGAAGGAATAGCTGATTTCCTTGTCTGCCTTCTTGCCTTTGCTGTAGTAGACCAGCATCAGATAGACGGCGCCGGCGAGAGCATGGCGCATGTGGCTTTTGCCTGAGAGTTCTTGAACATGCCAAAGGATGTGACCGAGCGGTATTGCGTCCCATGCCTCATACCACGATGACAAGTCGCTTTCGATCCAAGCACTGCAGGACAGCACAAGGTCACTGACGGCCCACAGCGATGTTTCGGTGAGCAGGCCTTGGTTATTCTTCGTCTCTGCCAACGTGGACAGCACGAGGCGCATATGGGCATCGCCATGTTTGCCGAGGATCCGGCAGATCGTGCCTATCGCTCTGGTCTGACCAGGCGTTGGCATCTCATTGGCGGGGATGATCTCGATATCGAACTCTGCGCAAAGGCGGCGTGCGTCGGCTTCATTGGAATGAGGCAAGGCGGTATCTCCAAGCTTGGCAAAAAGAAAGGCCGTCACCTCGGAAGGCCGGCCAATCCTTTGCGCCAGTTCATCCGTGGTCGCTGGCGAATGTATAACAGATGATGATAGGTTGCTGCAACCACATCAATTTATGTGTTGAATTGTGTTGATGAGGGGCTACCGGCCGCCACCGGAGAGAAGCGCCATCATGTCGCGATGCTGACGACCGATCTCGGCAATCTCCCTGCGGACTTCGATCATTTCGCGGGTGAAACGACCGTGCTTATACGCGCCGTTCTTTTTCCCCTTTGGCGCTCCGGCGCGGGCCCCGTGGAACCGGCAAACCATTTTCCCGCGTTCCGCTGGCGCCTGGCATTGGCACTTTGTCCGCTTCGACATGGCCGAGCACCGCGGCGCGAGCTGGTACGGATAAATCTTCTTGTCCATGGGATTGTGCACCTGTTTTGTTTCTACCCCGCCCCCCGTGGGTGACATTGCCGATGATCGCCTGACCGCCTTCGCCAACATAAACGTGCTCGACCACGACCTTCTGATTGCCGCCGTTGCGATGCTTGCGAAGCGCTTCCATCTGCGTCGTGAAGGTTCGCATCAACTTGTTTACGACGCGCTCCTGGAGGTCGAGTTGCTCTATCGTTTCAGAGGAGACCATAAAGCGAGCGTGCCGCAGCGACAGAACATGAACCGTCGCCATCTGGAAGGCCAGCATTGCCTCAAGGTGGTCTCTAGGCTCGATCCCCGCCACGAGAGCTATGGCAGCGTTCAATTCAGCGACTTCGGCTTCCTGGCCTCGTGAGAGCGCATTGGTGACCTGTGCAATCATTGAAGTGTAGAGACGCTGATCAGTGATGCCGAGAGCCTTCATCACAACAGCCAACGCGACCTCTTGCCGAGGATGTTCAAACCGCAGCATGTGCGGCAGGTTCGGAACTTTGATGTATTGCGGCAGACTGCCTGGGAACTCCAGAAACTCGGCTATGGCCACCTTTTCAGAAGGCGTTGGATCATACTCTGGTCGCGGTCCCGCCTTGATCTGTTCGGGTGTCTCACCGGCGGCAAGGCGATCTATTGCCACCGCAGCGCGCTTCAGCTTTTCATCGCGAGAATGACCGTTATCACTAGTCATCGGTTGCTCCTGTTGGCGTGTTCAATCATGGCTTCGCGCAGGTCGAGTATCTCGTGAGCGTCAAACACATCGCTGAGCGTGACCCATTCCTTCAGACACCGCGCCGAATAGATTGGAGGATTCGCCATGATCGGGCGCCAAAGGAACAGGTCGACATTCGGCGCGATGCGCTTGACACTCTCGCTGCTTAAGCCCTCGCTTTTCGCAGCCGATTGCCACTGCCCAAAAGACCGGTAAAAAAATCGCGCAGCACCACGTCGATGACGAAGACAACCACTTCCGGAACGGCTTTCAGATTTTGCGAAAAGTCGCCGTCAAGGTCTGCTTGATCGTACTGACCGGATGGTCGGCGGATTTGTGCCATGCCGATGATGTCACCAACGAGAGAAGCGTATTCATCAGGAGACAGCGTGCGGAAAATACGGCCGATGGTGCTGATTGCAGCGGCAATCCCCTTGGCGCGCTCCTCTGGGGTGTTTCCGGCGCCGCTGAACCCCATGATGAGATCCTCAAGCTTCGCATCTGCTGCCTCCAGCATCCGGGTTAGTCTTGCTTGGAGGCGGAGAGCATCCGTTGCCAGCGGGGCTTCGACCTTGATTTCCATGCCTGCGATCTTGCGTTCTGCCATGTCATTTCTCCTTGATCTGGAAGGTGACGGCTGCCCTCATTTCTCCCGAATTTATCAGCGGGTTAGAGCTGCCTTTTTGTCGAATAGTGGAAGCTGCATTCGGCGGTGTGCGCAGCGAGGTTATCTCGGCCTGGATGTCGCCCTGGGCCAGGACACCGAGTTTTTTGAGGGCTTTGCGCTTCTCGTCCGCTGCGGACTTCCCAAGAGCCGCTTGCTCGATGATCGTTGCCGCCGCAGCCTTCATCGCCGCCTTGTAGGAAGCCTTGTTGTTCCTCATGGCGTTGCGCATAAATGGCCGCTCTGGAATACCCCGACTTGTGCCGAACTCGTTCCAAACCGCCTTGTTGATGTTGTCGGAATCGGTAGCGCCTGCGGGGAAGCCTACCTTTACAGAGCTTGGACCTGGCAGAAGGGATGATATCCCTGCAATACCTTTGCCATACTTCCGGTTTTTGACGGTTACGATGGCCATTTCTCACCTCTCAGGGCGTCGATCTCATCGGACGAGAAATGGAGAAGTTTGATTGTTCCGTTGGGCAAAGACTGGCGATCAGGATTGATACCTGCCTTTACAGGCACCGCGACAAGCGCGCCAATGTCGAACTGAAACTTCCTCAGGAAGGACTTCTGGAATGCTTCCAAGAGGTCGATCCCCGTCACTATTCGACGCCCATGAAGGACAGGCTGATCATCAATCGAAAGGTCGAAAGACCAGCGGTCAGACGATGGATTATAACGGACGCGTATCGTGACGCGATGACCATTTATTATCGTGCCGAATTGCTGATCGGCAGCGTCTATGATTGAGAAAGAATTCATCAGAATGCCCCCCCGATGTATCTTGCAGGGGAAAGGCCAAGTCCGGTGGCGTCTTGTCTAACCGCTGCTGCGGTGGCTTTGGCCGCAGCCATGGGCGCTTCGACCGCTTGCGTGACATTTTGGTTGACTGTCACCGTCACGGGGCCCCGGCTGTTGTCGTTTAAAGTATTCTGAACCGCTGCAGCGGCATCACTGCCTCGCATCTTTCGGGCGTTGTCGATGTAATTTCTAAGCGCATCAGATTCGATGTAAGGAGCAACACCGCTGCCGAAACGGCCACTATCGAAGCTTCCTTCCTGTCCCTCTCCATAAACCGTACCCCGCACCTTTTTCCGCATATTGTCGATCCAAGCGTTACCCTGATCAGTACGCTCACGCTTTGCCGGGTCGTTCATGATTGAGTTTTCACCGGCTTTAACGATTGCCGCTTCACCAGCAACTCCGACACCGACCGCACCGAGAAGGCGAAGCAGGTTTGTCGAGCCAGCTGCAGCCGCGCCAGTGGCAAACAGCCCCACAGCGCCAGCGAGGCCGCGCACAGCGGGCGTTAAGCCTCCTAGGGCGACGACGGCAGCACCACCGCCTGCCAGAGCGGCCATGATGGCTCCGATCTTGCCGGCATCGACGCCGCTTAGCTCACTGAGCGACTTCGCAAAGTCTCCTATGACGCTGTCGCCGCCTTCCATCCATGTAAGGATGTCCTCCAACACAAGCAGCGACGCCAGCCATGGGAATTTCACGGCCGCAACGAGCTTGAGCCCGGTCTCAATCTTCGCCCAAACTTCGGAGTTCTCGTCTACCCATTTGCTGAGGAAATCGAAGTGGTTGCGGAGCCTTCCGAACACGGCGCCAGCCGCGTCAACTCCTGCTGTCAAACCTCTGCTCAGGGACTTTGACCAACGATCAATAGTTCCATCGTCGTCCAGCTTCTGGATATAATCCATAAGGTCGCCCAGATGGCCTTTCGCAGTGTCGAAGAAGCCGCCGCGCCCGATACGACGCTGGAAATCTATCCAGCTATCGCCCAGGTTGCTCATCATGCCATTCCAGGTTTTTGACTGGCGGATCATGGCGCCTGAGAAGCGAGAGCCGAATCGGTCGCGAATGAACTTCGTGATCTCATCGGAGGTCTTGTTGACCGTCTTCGACAACTGCTTGCCGTTCTCGGTCCACGAGAAGGTCACTTCGTCACCGGCCTGAGATGCTCGGATGCCGAACTCCTTGAGACGTTCAAACTCGCCCGTGCTGGCGTCTGCGATCATTTCGACCGCCTGCATAAGGCCCTTACCCATAGCGGATGAGGCATTGCCGAGGTCTTCGAGCAGGCCGGTGGTAGGGTCCATGCCGTAGGCGCGCAGCTTGACGAATGCCTCTGTCAACTCCGCCACGTCATAAGGCGTCCTTTTGGCGAAGTCGGATATCCAGTTGAGAGCCTTTTCCGCACCCTCGGCACTGCCCTCGATCGTCTCCAGCGTGGCGGCATAGCCTTCAAACTGAGCCGATACGGAAATCACAGACTTGCCGAGCAAAGCCGCGCCGCCGGCGAACGCCGTCCCAGCCGCCACGGCAAACGTGGCCATGCGGGTGACGAACTGAGACATGCCACGCTCAGCATCCGCCAGGCCTTGCTTGAATTTCTTCAGGTCGGCTTCGCCTTTTAGGTCCCAGCCGAGAACGCCAATCAGCTCTTCAACGATCATAGCGCCACTCCCTTGCCGAATTTGCTCTGAACAAGCTGGCCGACTACGAAAGCGTACTGGTCGGACTTCGGATCAACAGGACCCTCGTCCTTGAGAACGCAGGAGCAATCCGCGCATTGCATGGTGTCTCGTATGCGCTCGATATCTGCTCGGGCGCTGGGAACAGCGGTAGCTGCGACAGCAAGAACGGTGGTCGAGTACGGCTCATCAACCCGGATGCGACCCTCGCGCACCATGGCGTCGATAGCCTTTTCGAATTTGCGATTGGTCGAGAAGAAAGGCTGTTTGACGCCTTCCTGAGAGACGACCAGCCGAAGCACGCGCTGGCATTGCCGGAACGCGAAGGTGCAGCAGATGTCCCTCCGACCGGCAGAAACCAGCCGTCGCTCAGCCGCGGTGGAAGGCCTCACGCCTGCCCACTCGCCAGCCTTCAGGGCGCTATCGCTGATGTCCACTGCCCACGCGTACCGGATCATGGTCTTAACCCTCTTTCCCGTTCCTCTCGATAAACACGGTTATCGTTACTGATCACGGCGCCACGCGTTGAGACCGTCGACGTAGTCTTGATGGGCCTCGTCCGCCTTCTCGCGATCAGTGAGAGTCGTCATCGCTCGGCCATCGCGGGCAAATTGCCGATGCTCGACCTTGTTGTCATTCGTTGCAGACCGATGCGCGTCGCCAAGGCGATGCACCATGTGGTCATACGCGGCCTGCGCCTGGATTTGCGCTGTTAAGGGCTCTTCGGCGGTAACGGTGGCGCCGTCAAGGATCGCAAAGTAGCGCTCAGCCGGCATTCCGGACGTAACCAGGCCACGCACGTTGTCGTAAATTGGGAGTGCCGCAGCTTTGGACAGAGGCATGCCGCGCACGCTGTCTTTCATTACCTGTCTGTCGGAATCGGTCATCATTTGGATGTTTTTTCCTTCGGTTGAGATGCTCGCATTGTCTTTGAAGATCAGCGGAAACGACGCGGCTTTGCCGTCCTGAAGAACGCCATCAACGAACGACCCGCATTTGCAAAGCTGGCCTAGCGGGGCCTTATGATCGCAGTGCATGTGATTCTCCTTTTGTTGATGCGGCGAGCGGTACTGATGACGGCAGTCCGCTCGCCGCATTTGCCCGACGGTTACCAGTCACCAGGCATTCAAAGTGTTGGCCACAAATACCCTTGCTGGCCTTCGCCAGATCGGAATGCGGGAAGTTTCAGTCCTTTGATCAAGTCGGGAAACCACGGGGAAAAATTCGCCCCGCGACGAGCGATGTGCTCGGCAGTGAGTTCTGTCGTCGGCAGTTTGGCATTGTTCTCGACAAGTCGCTTCACTAGGTCGGCTATCGCCTCGGCATGCTGGCGGTACGCCTCAAGGTCTTTCGCGAGTTGATCACGTTCGGCCAGGGCAGCTTTCAGGCGCTCCGCGTTCGCGTCTCTGGCCTCCTGGGCGACGGCGTCACGATGTAGCTCCGAAAGCCGTTCCCGCGCTCGGGCCATACGCTCTCGTCTGAAATTTGCGTCTTCCATTTCCTTACGGGCTTTCGCAACACCATCTGGCCGCGTGGCAGGGTCGAGTGCGATTTCGCTCGCTTTTTCGCTGTTTACTTTTGCTGCAGCGTCAGCTTTCAAAACGTCGTCCAGCAAGGCGCTGATGCCTGCGGAAGACAATTTCGATGCAAAGGCATCAGCGATGCGTGTTTCGATGTCAGGCTTCATGCAATTGCCTCTCCCTGTCTGACGTTGTCGTTGAGATCAGGAAGGTCACCAGGTTCGAAAATGCCAGAGAACCGGCTGCCAGAAGCACAGAGCTTTTCAGCAGCAGCAGTCAGCACGAATTCATTGACGGAGACGCCGGCGCGGCTGGCAGCGGCGAACAGGGCTGTTCTGAAGCCCGAAGTGACCCGGCCGCCGTTCAACATAACGTTGACGATCGGGTCTTTCTGCTTTCGCTGTTTGGCGACGATGGACATAACCGTAACCTCCTGATCTCGTGTTCGAGATGCATTAGGCCACGGATTTCGATCCGTTTGGATTGGACAGGTCCGGTAATGTTTTGCCGCTTTCGATTACAACTCTGCCCGGGTAGAGTTCCAAAGCCTGTCTTGCACGGCCGCCTCTATTGCCTCGAGAAGTTGCTTGCCTTCGTTGTCAAGCTTCGCTCGCTCTTCTTTCAATCGCGGCATTGGTTTGTCTATTTGGTTTACATTGTGCTCGGTAACAGCGTGCCAAGTTAGCTTCAGCAACTTATCCATTTGCTCTTTGAGAGCCGGTTCAACGAAGATGCCGTTCTTTCGAAAGTGATCATTAAACTCCTGAAGCTTGGTCATTGCATCTCGGTATTTGTAGAAGTCAACAAGACGAATATATTCATCCTGCCGTCTGCCGCTGTCTTTAACGTCCTGCTTCTGCGTAGCCGTGAATGGCGAGCGAGACAGCAAATCATCAAGCTCGTCGTCTCTCATTCTTCCAACGTCGGGATAGCTTTGGAAGTGGTTGAGATAGTGGCCGGCGACCATGGAGGCGTCGATCAATTTGGCCCAAAGTTCAGGCAGGACTTCGTATTCCTTTGTATGGAGCCTAACGGTTCTGTCGAGAAGCGAGTTGATCTTATGCTTCAGCCTCTCGAGCTCTTGCTGATGCTCGCTCTTGTAGCGTTCGAGTTCTTTCTCGAAGCGATTGTCAACCCATTTCTCACCAAGCCACTTGAAGAGGCTGAGGGAGATGCCGACTAGGCTGGCAATGGTGATACCGCCGAGGCCCAAGACGGCAAGGATCGGCTGTATCGCGTTCCAGAAGGACAAAAAACTCTGCAAGGGACTCTCCGGTCAGGGGGGAAGACCTAGATGATCAAAGTAGCGACGAACGCGCCAGTGCAATCTTTCTCCGGTCCTCAGTAAATTTAACGCGCTCAGATCCCCGTGCCTGACCATTTCCAAAGCAGGTGCAGAAATCTCCAAGGGTGAGCCAGGGGAAGCCTGAACGCCTATACCAAACCCTTTGCACCATCCACGTATGGTTTTTTCGCTGCGACCCGTCACATGAACGGCCGTCTTGAGATTTATGATCTCATCCCTGCGCATAAGGATAGGTGCAAGGCCCAAACCTTCGCATGCGTCGAGATCGTGCTTTGTGAAAAGCTCTCCGCTCAAAGGGCATCCCCGATGATGTTCTCTTGGGCCCAGGCCACATATCGATCGAGGACAGGGCCGGCGTCTTCACCGGTGCACTTGCGATAGGCTTCGCGCGTCGGCCGGTCATAGATGGCCCACAGGAGCGCCTCAGCGTTGACAGGGAGCGGATATCCTTCCTCAGGATTGATATCGGGAATACCGTTTATCGTGACTTGTTCTGCCGTCATGCTGCGCCGCCTTCACGCGCGCGCGCAGCGTCATACTCAGGTTTTTCATGGGCTCCGCCCAAACCCGCAAGGAACTTCGTCCCTTGACCCAAAGCACTGGCTTCGCCAGCGCCGTCACCATGCGGAGGCGCTTTAAGTTGCTGCTTCGTCGCGAAAGAAATCACCGTTTCAGAATGGCTTTTTTGCTTATGAAAGGTTGGCTTCTCACAATAAGCAAAACCGACCTTGATTGCGCGTATGAGATCGTCTGCGGCCTTGTCAGCCCGATCGACACCAATAAATGGCTCCAGCCTTTTGCGTGTTTGCGAACGAATGCTGTTGAGCTTGCCGGATCGCTTTGCGGTCTCAATATTGACGATCGATCTTGCGACAGCGATCGTGGCACCGTGAGAGCGATGAAAAGGAAACGGCAATACCTCTGCCGGCGGATACCATTCGAGGAGAGATAGTTGCTCACACATCTCGGCGTTCTCCTTTATCAGAAGGATCAACGTATGAGGTATGCGTTGATCCTGAATAATGCTCAGGTTTTATCGCGATACGTTGATCGTCATTTCGGGGTATACGTTGATCCTCATCCAGCACGTCGGGGATCGACAGATAGAGAACCCGCCGACGCTTCCGATAGGCAACATCGGAGGTCGTCTCGGCTATGAGAAAACCCATCTTCTTTAGCCTGCAGACGTCGCGTTTGATGGATGGAACAGACCGTCCTGTTCTGCTGGATAAAGATGCATCAGACAGAGAGCACCGGCCATCTCTTCTAGATGTGTGAGAAGCAATCATCATCATTGCCCTTTTCGAAAGCTTCAGAGCACCAAGAGCCAGACCAGCACGATCGCGCCAGTACTCTACAAGCTCATCAGCGGCTTTAGGGCTGTTCGGCCAGCGAAGAGGCCGCGCATCAACGATAGGAAATTTTCGCGCGGTTTTGGTGAAGAGGAATTTGCTCTTCGCCTCGTCTTGCTCGATTAGGTGTTGGGCATGAACCGTCAACCGTGCGCCCTCCGCCAAACCTTGTATTTGTTCGACAGGGCGGCCGCCTCACATGCTTCCAGTGCCGTGAGGCCAAAGCGCTCGCGCAGATTAGGAACGATAGGCGTGGGGGCCGGGTATTGTTCGGCCAGCCATTGCGCTGCCTGGATAACTATTTCGCTGTGCTGGTGATCGGCGCCTGTCATGCTGCCTCCATGAAGAAGTCGATTAGCTTCTGGCGGGCGATGACCCATCGACCATGAACCTTCTTTGCAGGAAGCTGGCCTTTGTCGAGCATATCAAAAGTGGCGCGAGTGGATCGACCGATGACTTTTCCGATCTCCTCTGCGCCCCAAATCAGGTCGAGAGCGTCAGGCTTCAATTTCTCCATTTGTAAATCCCGTCAATTGATCGTATTAGCACCGTGCTAACCGTAATTATGTCTAGCACCGTGGTAATATTGACGCAACAGTGGATTTAGCACAGTGCTATACGAAATTAAATGGAATGACATGAAATGGCGAAAGCGGGACGTGGTTCGGAACAGGTTATGATCAGGCTGCCCGACGGGATGAGGGATCGAATTCGTGACTCTGCCGAGAAAAATAATCGAAGCATGAACGCGGAGATCGTAGCTGTTCTTGAAGAGGCGTTTCCGTCGGAGCCTTACGATTTCTCTGCGGAATTAAGCTTTATGGATGAGATCGATGAGATCGCCGCAAAGCTTGAGCGCCTCAAACTTGGGGCTGCCAGGCAGGAACTGGAACGGCTTGATAAACACATCCAGAAAGCAGACGACCTTCTCAAAAAACCAGATGCGGAAAAGTAATGTCAGTTCGCAAACGAGAATGGACAACCCCTAGGGGTGAAGCAAAAAGCGCATGGGTAGTCGACTACTTTGATTCCGGCGGCAAGCGCCGCCTGAAGACTTTCAAGCTGAAGAAGGAAGCGGAAAGGTTCGCCGCAACGGCCTCTGTCGAGGTCAGGGAGGGCGTCCACGTCGCTGACAGCGCTAGCGTGACCGTCGAGAAGGCTGGCTCTCTGTGGATCGCCTCAGGCGAAAGCGCAGGCCTTGAACGTTCATCCATGGACCAGCGAAAGAGCCACCTGAAACATCACATCAACCCGCTTATCGGGCAGACACTGCTATCGCGGCTTACTGTGCCGGCCGTCAGGGACTTTGAGGACACGATGCGCCAGCATGGCCGATCGCCAGCTATGGTGAAAAAGGTTCTCACCTCACTCGGCTCTATTCTGTCTGATGCCAACGAGCGAGGACTGGCAACGCGAAATCCTGTGCGGGACATCCGGTCCAGCCGCAAGGGTCGAGATCGGCGCCAGGAGAAGCGCCAAAAGGGTAAGCTCGTTGTCGGGGTGGATATACCCACCAGAAACGAGATAAAGGCGCTGGTGGCGGCTCTGGATGGCAATTGGAGGCCATTGCTTGTCACGGCCATCTTCACCGGCATGCGGTCGTCGGAAATCCGGGGCCTTCGCTGGCGTGACGTGAATTTCAAGAAGGCCGAGATCCACGTCAATCAGCGCGCCGACCAGTTCAAGGAAATCGGCCCGACGAAATCAGAGGCCGGCGTCAGAACGATCCCGGTTCCTCCTGTAGTCATCGCAGCGCTGAAAGAACACAAGCTCCGGCAGCCGCCTGGTTTCGATCTCGTCTTTGCCAATCCAGACGGAGAACCGCGCTCACATGCGAACATCATCAACAAGGGCCTCAAGCCGGCGATGATTCGATCTGGCGTGACCGTGGGCGAGGGGGACGACATTGAGGCGAAATATACCGGCCTCCACGCGCTGCGCCACTTCTACGCCTCCTGGCTCATCAACCGGAAGGAAGACGGCGGCTTAGGCCTGCCGGTCAAAATGGTGCAGGAACGCATGGGCCATTCCTCGATCGTGATGACGATGGACACCTATGGCCACCTGTTCCCGCGGCTGGATGATGGGACAGAACTAGCACAAGCCGCGAACATTTTGCTCGACTGA